AGCTCTAGCGACTACCGCACGGACTTAGTAAGCGAACCTGCGCGAGTATTTCCGGATTACGGATGGTACGGTACTAAGGACACGGTAAACGCAGTTATAATCCGTTATACCTGCGGCTATACTCAAGCCTCGGACGTACCCGCTAACATTAAAATGGCTATGCTGTTAATGATTGGCGAAATGTACGAGAAGAGAGTAGACAGCGTACACCGCTTACCTACAGCTTCCGAGTACTTAATGAACCCTTATAGAGTTTTCCGCTTTGATTGATCCGGGTAAGCTAGATAGAAGGATTACCTTACAAAGTGCGAGCGTAAGTACGGACGGCTTCGGCCAGGCTGTACGCACGTATAGCACCTTAGCGCAGGTATGGGCTAAAGTAGATTACCGAGGAACCCCTAAAGAGGGGGAAGATACCGAGAAGCTAACGAGCGTAAATAAGGTACGCTTTACGGTACGCTACCGCAGCGACGTAGACGCTACTACTAAAATAAGCTGGGGCGGTAAGACTTACGAAATTGAAGGCGTAAGCTTAGAGGGTAGAGAGCGCTACCTTATTATAGATACTGTACTAAGGGACTGATGGCTATAACGGGTACTAAAAGCGGCGGTTTTTTAAATGCTGGTAAAGAGGGTATTTACTTTGAAGTAGAAGGCCTAGAGAAAGCACTAAAGAAACTAGAGAAGCTTAAAGAAATAGACCGTAAGAAAGCTAGACAGTTTAAGGCGGGTATAAAAAGAGCTGCTAAGCCTTTAGTAAAAAGTGTAAAGGCTAGTATTAAAGATAGCAACCGAAACGACGAAGGTAAAAAGGTGCGTAAGGGCTATAACGATACTGGCCAGGTTACAACAAAGAAGAAGGTAAAAGACATTAACTATAAGCCCGGTAACCTCCGCAGGTCGATAGCTTTTGTACCTTCTAAATTAAGAGGCGCTTTAGTGGGTTACGTAGGGGCTCGCTTTGGTAGCAAAGCAGGTAAGACTTACGACGGTTACTACGCCGCTATAGTTAATTACGGGCTAAAAAGAGGAAAGGCTAAGGCACCTACAAAAAATACGCGTAACGTGGACTACGCGCTAAAAGGACACTTAAAAGCAAAAGCGGTAACGCAGCAGCTTTTATATAAGGAAGTACAAAACATTATAAATAAGAGCTTATACGAGCTCAGTAGATAATGAACGAAGGAAAAGCTATTTACTCAATACTAACCAGCGACAGCGACGTAAGCGCTATCGTAGGTACTCGCGTTTACCCGCAGATAGCAGCCCAAGAGGCTGCCTTTCCTTTTGTTGTATATGTACTACAAAATGTAGACCCTAGCGATACGAAGAGCGGGGTAAGCACCTTAGACGAGGTGCGCTACGATATTGTAGTAGCTAGCGAAACTTACGCAGAGGTTAGCGATTTAACCGAAAAAATACGAACCGCTCTAGATCGTTACAGCGGGACCGTAGCAGGTGTAGTTATTGACTCTATACAGTTTACCGACTTAGACGTAAATAACGACCCAGGAACGGAAACCTACCTAACGAGCTCGGAGTATATAATAAGAGTTAAGCGATGAAAATAACACTAACTAAAAATGTAACCCTTCCAAGTGGTAAGAAGCTAAAGAAAGGTACTAACTTTGGAGTAGTAAACGAATACGGCCAAGAGCTTATAGAAGCTGGTAAGGCTGTAGAATTTGGGGCCGAGGCCCCCGTAATAATTGAAGAACAACTAAATAATCTAGATTAAAATGGCAACTACTGGTATTATGAATGGAACCCTTTTAGGGGTTTACGTAGGGTCTACTCTAATAGCGCACGCTACCGAGGGCTCTATTTCTTTGTCAATGGACACAAGAGACGCAACAAGTAAGGACTCAAGCGGTACTCGCGACTTATTAGAGGCTACAAAATCGGGTACTATTTCGGTATCTGCTTTGTACGCTGAAGATGCCGCTTACGGCGTCGATGATCTTATGACAGCTTGGAGCGGACGCTCACAGCTTACAGTTAAATTTTCTACCGAGGTAAGCGGAGATCATTACTGGTCTGCTTCTGCTTACGTAACTTCTTTAGAGCTTTCTAGCGGTATGGAAGATAACGTAACGTACTCGGCTACATTCGAGCTTACGGGAGCAATTACTTATACTACGGTATAATAGAATAACACAAACACTTAAAGCAAATGGTTAAACACGTAGAAATAGGAGGAGTAAGCAGACCGGTTAAATTTGGTTTCGCTGCCCTTATGGAATTTACCGAAGAGAACGGCTACACTATGGCCGACCTAGATAAATTAGGCGATAATATGAAACTTAAGGACGCGCTCTTTTTAGTGTGGTGTGGATTGAAGCACGGCGCTAGAGTAGAAAAGCAGCCTTATAAGTATACTATCGAAGATATAGCGGACTGGCTAGACGAAAAGCCCGAAGCTATGGAGCAGGTTTTAAACGTGTTTAGTTCTAGCTTTACAGCCTCGGAAGAGGAAAAAAAGTAAACGGGGCGCCGAGTGAAAGCTCGGCAGCCCCTTTAACTTTTGACTATTACCAGGAGCTAGCTTTAGGGCAGCTTAATTGGACGCCGGCTACCTTCTACGAAGCAACGCCTAGAGAATTAGAGAACGCCCTAAAGGGCTTCTTTAATTTATACGAAGTAGGCCAGCAGCAAAGCTGGGAGCGTGAGAGGTGGAGTACTACGGTACTAGTAAACCTACAGCTACCAAAAAACAAAAAGGTAAAAGCTACGGATTTAGTCCGCTTCCCTTGGGAGAATAAACACAAAAGCCCAAAGCTAACAAAACAAGAAGCTAAAGCAATACTAGGCAGATGGCAAAAAGGACAATAGCGAGTACTAACATTAGCATAGGTGCAAACCTTAGCGGCCTCCAGCGAGGCCTTAAGATAGCACAGCGCAGCCTCCGTAAGTTCGGAGGGCAGGCTAAGCGCATAGGTAGTAATATTACTAGTAGCGTTACCCTACCCTTTGCCGCTGCGGGTGCAGCTGGTGTTAAGATGGCTACCGACCTAGAAGGCAGTTTTAGCAAGATAGAGAACCTCGTAGGTATTACGGGGAAGGCTCTAGACGATTTTAAGACCTCGGTAAGAAATGTAAGTAGCGAAACTGGTAAGAGCCAGCAGGAGCTAAGCGAGGCAATATTTACAATTAGCTCCGCCGGTCTTCGAGGCGCTGAAGCTACCGAAGTATTAGAGCGATCGGCGAAAGCCTCAGCTATTGGCTTAGGAGATACGCAGCAAATAGCGCAAGCCCTTACCGGGGTTATGCAGGCTTACAGTAAATCGGGAATGACGGCAGCGCAAGCTACCGACACTTTAACGGCTATCGTAAGAGAGGGTAACCTAGAGGCGGAAGCTTTAGCCCCTACCCTTGGTAGGGTAGTAGGTATAGCTTCCCAGCTTGGCGTAAGCTTTGAAGAGGTGGGCGCGAATATCGCGACCTTTACCCGTTTAGGTGTACCGGCGGAAGAGGCTGTAGTAGGTCTACGGGGAATTATGGCTAGCTTCTTAAAGCCTACAGCTGACGCTAAAAACGCTTTAGCTACGCTAGGAATGACTGCGGAAGACCTCCGTAACCAAGTAAGCGAGGAAGGTTTACAAGCTACCCTAGCTAATTTAATGACCGCCTTTGAAGGTAACGACGAGGCACTTACTAGCGTCTTCGGGAACGTCCGCGCGCTATCTGCTGTACTCGGTACAGCTGGAGCGCAGGGCGAGACCTACGCCGCTGTACTGGATAATATTAGTAATAGTACTGGTATAGTAGACGAGGGCTTCGAGAATGTAAGCGGAACCTCGGGCTTTAAATTCCAGCAAACCTTAAACAGTTTACGTAACGCAGGTATAGAGCTAGGAGCTGCTTTACTTCCAATGGTTACAAAAATAGCCCAGTTTATAACTACGGCAATAAACAGCTTTAGAGATCTTAGCACCGAGACTAAAACGACTATACTAACCCTTACCGCTATAGTAGCGGCAAGCGGTCCTATTATGAGCGGTATAGGATTTATAGCTACAGCAATAGGCGCACTACTTAGCCCGGTAGGGTTAATTATAGTAGGTATAGCCGGCGCTGGTTTTGCTATGTATAAATTTTGGGACCAAGTAAGGCCGATACTAGTAGGTACTATAAATTACTTTATAGACCTTTATAACGAGAGTGCTTTATTTAGGCTAGTTATTCAAAAGGTAATAGCTAGTTTTAAAAACCTATGGACAGTAGGAAAAGCTTTATTTGATTCTTTTGGTACTAATCTACGAGGTATAGGTTTACTATTGCAGGGCGCGTTTACTCTTAATTGGAAAAAAGCCCAGGAAGGCTTAAACCTTATTAAAGACGCCGCAGTAGATACTGTTACCGATATTATAAGCGGTATAAGTGATAACTACGGAGAGGCTATAGAAAACGCTTTAGCACCTAAAGACAAGATAGAGCTAGTAACTGAGGAAGGACTACAGCAGGGCATCGATAATATGGTCGCGCCTATTAAAAAAGCTTGGGGCGGCCTTACCGATATGTTCAGCTTTAAGGGCGGAGCGGGTACTAGCGGAGCTGGTGCTTCTACTACTCCGGCGGCAGTTATAGAAGATGCTGGCGAAGCAGCAGAAGAAGCAGAGCCTAAAATAAACAAGCTTAAAGAGGCCTTCAATAGCTTAAAGAATAATGTAGACGTAGTCGGCCTAATGGTTAACGAATTAGGTAACGCCTTTGAGACTATTTTTACGCATCAAATAAACGCAGCTTTAGGAGATACCGAGCAGAGTTTTAAAGAGATGACCAGCAGCGTTATATCGGATTTAAAACAGCTAGTAATAAAGCTTATAGCGGCAGCCGTAGCAGCGGCCGCGCTAGTAGCTTTATTAGCTATGGCTGGTATTGGTGGCTTTAGTATAAAGAGCGCTTCCGATTTTGCTACTGGGTTTAAAGGAGTATTCGCGGGAATGAGCGGAATAAAACTAGCCAAAGGTGGGTTAGCATTTGGCGAGACCTTAGCTGTGGTCGGCGACAACCCTAACGCTAGAATGGATCCGGAAGTAATAGCCCCACTATCTAAGCTTAAGAATATGATAGGCGGAGCTGGTGGCGGTACCGTAACGGTAGTAGGTAAGCTATCCGGCCAGGACATCTTACTAAGCAGCGAAAAAGCAGGAAGAACACGAAGCAGATATAGAGGATTTTAAATATGGGGTTAAGGTTATATAGTGAATTTCACAGCTCGACGGATAAGCTCTTTAAAATTGAGATCCACGATACAAGCTTTAGCGGAACCGCTGAGGCTTTTACCGTTGCTAGTGATGGGTTTACCTTAAACTACAGCGGGGAAACCGACGATATAGTAAGCCCTATTATAGGCTCTAACTGTACTATAAGCGCTTATAATAATAGCGACGCCTTCGATACTTTTATTAACGCTTTAAAAGGCTACCAAGAGGAGCGCTTTTACGTGCGTATATACGCAGAAGCTGAAAGTATAGAGGACGGTCTAGTATTGAGTTACTACGATACTGAGCTGCCCCCGGATAATGGGTTAGTACTTTATTGGGCTGGGGTTATAATGCAGGACCTAGTAACGGTAGAAGATACGCATAAGCCCTACGTCTTTAGTATTACAGCTGT